ATAAAATTTACGGCATTTCTGCGGCTGGTACTGCGGCTGGTGCAGTTGTAATTACCTATTCAGGAAACTAAGGAGTAATGATGAATAATTTTTCAAACGCGTATGCGCCAATTGTTAAATATGACAAAAACGGCGATGGAACTCTTATGGTTTACGGTAAGGCGACAGATGATTCATTAGATATTGACCAACAAATCTGCGACGCAGGTTGGCTGGATCGCGCTATGCCCGAATGGTTTAAATCCGGCGGAAATATCCGCGAACAACACTCAAATATTGCGGCGGGAGTTGCGAAAGAATATGAATCGAAAGAAGATGGTCATTACATTACTACTCTTGTTGTTGATCCCGTTAGCGTTAAAAAAGTGGAAACAGGAGTTCTTAAAGGCTTCTCAATAGGGATTAAATCTCCGCGCGTAGTGCGCGATACTAAAGCGGTAAATGGTCGGATTATTGATGGTCAGATCGTAGAAGTGTCGCTGGTAGATCGTCCGGCAAATCCTAACGCTAAACTCATTATGGCTAAAAGCGTTGATGGCGAATCTTCATTAGTTCAAGTTGAAGAATTTCACGAATTTAAAGCGCCACTTCCAACTGAAATTTTTAAAGAGAAGAAGGTCAATAAAGCGGGCTTGCTTATTAATCAAGCAAAAGAAATAGCCCCAACAATTAAGAAGTTCGACGAAGCGGCATTTTCTGCGGCTCGCGACGCGCTAGCGCAGTTAGTAATTGCGGAAGCGACAGAAATGAAAGATGGCGAAGATGAATCTATTTCGCTTAATATCCTGCTTAACGCAATTCAAGCGTTATTCCAATTTCACGCCCACGAAGCGGCAGAGGGAGAAGTAACAATGGAAAATGAAACAACGGAATTGGCGGCTAAAGAAGCCGACGCGACTACTTTGGATACCGACGGATCACATAAATCCGTTGAAGGCGAAGAAGTAATTGCTGAAGTTATTCCTGCTGAAGAAGTCGTTGCTGAGGAAATTCCAGCAGAAGTGGTAGCCGAAGAAGTTAAGGCTGAAGAAGAAGTTTCAACCGAAGAACCAATTGAGGTTCTAGCGGAAGAAAAAACCCTGCTCGGTGACTCACAAGTCGCTGAAATATTGGAAAAAGCCGTTAAGAGTGCTAAGGAATCTGTTCAAACCGAGATTGATCTTATTAAGTCCGAGAAGTCAGCGGCAGAGAATAAGGTCGCGGAACTTGAAGCAGAACTAGCGGTAGCGGTTACAAAAGCGGTTGCTGGTGGACCAAAACGATCAGCAATCAAAGCAGGAAATGAAAACGAAAATAACGTGTTGCTTGCTAAAGCGGATGATTATGTTCGCAAGGCGGCTTCAACAACCGATCCGGATCTCGCTTCGGGTTACCGCGCGTTGGCAAAAGAGTTTTTTGCTAAAGCAGGTAAGTCTAGCGATTCCGAATAACTCTTAAAGGAGAAACCAAATTATGGCACTAGAAATGCCTCGCGCTAAGGATCTATTTGGCGACGTATCAGCAAAGTCTGCTGCTGAGAAGATGGAAGATTACACAAGTGCTCTTTCAGAATCTCTAAGCAAGTCTGTTGCTATGCCGGGTCAAGCGGTCAGCGCAACATCTGCTATCGAATCACTCGTAGCAAATAAGTCCCTATCACCAGATGTTTTATCTTCACTTAATACTGCTCTAACTGCGCAACGTGGCGCAATGGGTGATGTAGTAAAGGATATTTCCCTTACTTCACCACTTTCATCTTCTTTCGCGGCGTTCGACTTGGAAGCACCTGCAAAGTTGCTTACACCACGTCCAACACCACTTCGTAATCGTATCCCACGTAAAAAAGGTGTCGGTACTGCGCACCGTATTAAGCGCGTACTTGGTTACACTGGTACAGGAACTGGCGGAATTGGAAACACTTGGCCAGGAATCACAGAAACAACAACAACTACTTTCGGATCTATTGCTTACGAGCGCGGACCAAAGATTAGTTATGCTGCCGATGATTTAATTCTTCCTTACAACTCATTCTCTCTATCAGATAGCGTTTCGTTCGACGCTAACTTCTCAGGTCTTGGCTTCCAAGATCTACGTCAACTATCTTCAACTTCAACACTTTATGCAACAATGTTGATGGAAGAAAGAATGATGTTAATGAGCCGTGGAACTGCAACAGGTTTTGTTGGCGCTCTTGCAGCACCAACAGTTACACTTTCAGCAGTTACCGCAACAGGTTCACAAGTTGCTCTAACTAACGGAACAACTTATTATGTTTATGCAACTTCAGACGCTGGTGCTTTTGGTGAGTCTGTTCTATCAACAGTCGCTTCACAAGCAATCACAACTGGTCAAGTTGTTAAGATCGTAGTAAGCAACGTTACAGGTTCTATCGGAACAAAGATTTATGTGGGAACTTCAACTGGTGCGGCTAACGCTCACTATGTAGGTCGCATTACATCTCTAACCGGTTTCATTAACGGCGCAGGTGCTTCATCTCTAGGTGATAACGTTGTATTTAATACAACTGGCACACTCGCTTCAACAATTACTGCTGATACCTCTGCTTACGCAACTGGCTATGATGGAATTATCCCTACATTGCTATCTTCTGCTAGTGGAGCGATTAACGAGATCAACTCTGCGTTCTCAACCGCTAACCCGGGTGTTGAATATCAGAATGTTTTCGCAACTCTCTATGACGCAGTTAAGGCTGATCCGGACGAAGTTCTAATCAACGGTTCAGATCGCCGTCAACTATCAGACGCAATCAAGTCAGGTTCAACTGCTAATTATCGTTTAGCGATTGAAACGCCGGGCGAAGGTGGAATCACTTACGGTTCTATCGTTACTGGTCTGCAAAACGAAGTTACAGGAAAGGCTGTTGGTCTAACCGTTCATCCTTGGCTTCCACAAGGCGTAAGCCCTGTGCTTTCCTACACACTTCCAATTCCTGATACGCAAGTTTCAGACGTTTGGTCAAACTATATGGTACAGGACTATATGGGCATTTCTTGGCCTGTAAACCAGTTCTCGTACGACTTCTCAACATATTTCCGCGGCGTATTTATGTGCCAAGCACCTGCTTGGAACGGAATCGTTTCAGGAATTGTTTCTGCTTAACAAAAACTGAATATAGAAATGATCGTGGTAGTCATATATCGGGCTACCGCGATCATTATTCGGAAGGGATAGTAAATGCCAAAGATGGTTGCACCTGATAAGGGTGTTAAACAAACAGACGTAGGCGGTTACCGTTACAACGTTAATCGACAAGGCGTTTATAATGTTGAAAGTAAAAAACACGTTGAATTAATGAAGCGTGAAGGTTTTATTGAAGCGTCAATGATGGGCGCAGTTACAAACGCGGATAATATTGGCTACACTTGTATTGCTTGTGGGTTCGGGTCGTTTTTTAAAAAATGCGGTAAATGCGGAAATGAAAATGAAAGATTAGAAACGGATGGATCAGTAAATGACTAATGACGTTTCTCCATTATCACAACAATTTTCTATCCCTTATTTAACTTTAACTGAGTTTAAAAATGCGCCTACCGCTATTGATATTGATAATTTAGTTTTTAATTCAACAGATCCGGACGCGCAGGACGCCGAATTGACTAACGTCATAGCGCGCGCGAGTAGTTACGTCGATACGTTTTGTAATCAAATTTTGGGCGCCAGTTCGGATACGGAACAACAAAGAACTCGAGTTAAACGCGATGGGTCTATTAGATTTCACCCTAACAATTCACCAATAGTTGCTTTAACTAGTTTGTGGTACGGATCAGATCCGACACAATTAACTCAAATGACCGATCCGTCTATTTGTTGGCTAGAATCACAACAAGTAATTGTGCCTTCTAATGGACTATCGACCAATTACACGTCTCAAGGATCGCTTTCGTTAGGATCTTTTACTGGAAACACCACCGAATGTTATTTAAAATATACATACGTGAATGGTTACGCTAACGATACAATAGTCTTAGCGACGGCTGGACAATCGACAATTACGGTTGCCAATGGAATTGGATTTCACGCTGGATTAATGCTCAAAATTTATGATGGATTAAATTCAGAAAATATAACAGTTGGAAGCACCTATACATTTGGATCCAGCACCGTGCCTTTAGCCAATCCATTAAATTATTCACACGCCGTAGGGGTTTCAATTAGTGCGTTACCACCAGCGATTAAAGAAGCGGCTATTTTGGTTACAACGGCTATGCTTAAAGTGCGTGGCGATAATTCAATGGTTATGAACGTTACTACATCACCCGGTCATTCAACTCCCGGCTCTCAGGCTATTGCCAGCGATATTGGTATGGCACAAGAATTATTGAAACCTTATAGAAGAATTAGATAATGAGTAGATCGACAGTTCGCCAACAAGTTGCCACGTATCTTCAATCGGGATATATCTCAGGACTAAATCAAATCTTTACCTCATTCCCTAAGCGCATTAATTTTCAAGTAAACGCACAACCCGGAATTCCGTCTCGCGCGGCTCTTATTGTTTTTATTCAAAACGAAAACGAGTCGCGTATTGCTATCGGGGGCGCACATAGCGGATGGAAGCGCGTCGATTTTAATTTAATTCTTCAGATTTATTTTCAATCGTCTCAAAATAGCGCAGAAAAAGCGATGGACGATTTTGATACACTTATTGATAGCGTCAAAGATAGGTTACGGGCAGATCATAATTTCGGGGATACAACGGGAAATATTGTTTGGCAAGGCGCAGAGCCAGCAATAACAACTTCGTATGGAGAACCCGCTACATCCGATGGTGGAGTAACAGATATATATGCGCAAATTCAATTCTTAGTAACTGAAATGATCCAAGCCTAACAAGGAGAATAATGGCAAATTATAAATATACAGGGGAAGATCAGAGAGTTTTCCCTACGATCGGCGTAATCGTTGAATCAGGCGATACGTTTGAAGCACCCGATGATTTTTCCGCATATAATGTTTTACCTGTATCCGGAAATTCAAAGCCTTCCGCACCTGCGAAAGAGCCAAAAGTAAATCCAATTACAACCCCGTCTGCCGCGACAGACTTAACCGCAGGAGCGTGAATCAATGAGCGTACAAGCATCCGTTCGTAGTTACGTTGGCATAGCCAAAGAAGTAACTAAAGGAACACCAGTAGCACCAACAGATTTTATTCCAGTATTGGCGAGTTCATTAAAGCCCGTCGATGTAATTATGCCTCTTTACGATCAGGGACTACGTGGGTCAAACGTGAATTCTTACGCGTATATTCCGGGCAGAACTCATTCAACAGTAGATCTTGGCGGAGATGTTTTCCCCGATACAATTGGTTATTCTCTCGCTGGTGTTATGGGCGAAGTAACAACAACAGGAGCAAGCGCGCCTTATACTCATACTATCGCGCTTAAAAATACTGCAACCGTTGGCGCGGATTCTCAACCAACCGCTTATACTTTGACCGATTATTACGCTGCAAATGTGCGCGCGTATGGCGGACAACAATTCCACGATTTCGTATTAACATTTAACGCAGAAGGTTTGCTTTCATATACTGCTAAATCAACTGGATGGTTATCTGCAACCGCTTCAACACCTACACCGTCATTCTCAACAATCTTGCCTACTCCGGTATGGCAAGGAACTGTTTCAATCGGTGGATCTTCCGTATCGACTGCTCTTAGCGGAACAATCACTATGGCGCGTCCAGCAACTCCAATCTACGGAGTATCTGCGACTCAAAATCCTTACAACGTTTTCGTTGGAGCATTAACCGTTACTGGATCGTTTGATTTTGTAATGGAAGATGATACTGAATTGACTCGTTACCTAACCAACACTCAGCCAGCCATCGTTCTAAACTGGGCGTATGGAACTGGCGCAAGCGCGGTTCAAGTTCAAGCGACAATGACTAAAGGATCTTACGTAGTAACAGGAATCGATCGTTCGAAAGATTTCGTAACTATTAAGTGCGATATTAACGCGCAAGCAAACACAACCGATAAGGGAACTGTTGGCTATTCTCCTATAAAGTGGGTTCTACAAAACGCAAAGCCAAGCGGAACTTACGCTTAATTAATCTCCGGAAGGGTGTAAGTGGTCGATTACCTTCCCGACTACCTCTGCACCCTTTCGGGCTTTATTTGCTATGATGGAAGGTAACAACGAACGGAAGGTTCAAAAATGAGTAAAGTAATTAAGTTGCCAAGTGGCGCAACCGCCACGATCAAAGACGCAAAAACATTAAAGCAAGGCGATCGTAAAAAAATTATGATCCTTGCGGGGTCAGAAGAAAACCAAGTAACTGTTGGATTAAAAATTGTAGACACACTTTTATCAATTTTGATTGAAGAATGGTCATTTGATTTGGTACCACCTAGCGTGAAAATCGATTCCCTAGATCAACTTTCTATTGATGACTATGACGTGTTGGCTAAAGAAGCCGAAGAAGCGCAGAAATCTATATGGCCAAAGTTTGATGAATCAGGGGACGAAAGTAGCCCAAAAGACAATTAGATCGCCTAAAGTTTCTACTAAAAACAGGAACTAGAGCCGACGATCTTGAATACCCCGATGAACAATTTTTTTATTACGTTTGTGCCGAAAGGTTTGGGTGGACACCGTTACAGGTGGACGAACAACCTGCTTATATGCTGGAATGGCTTATAAATATCGCAAACGCGGTAGAAGAAGTTAAAGAAGAAAAGAGTAACCCAAATGCCCGCCATTGAAGGTTTTAGTGAGTTGATGGGTCAATTCAAAAAACTTGAAATAGACGTGCGTGAACGCCCTAAGAAGGCGGCAGAATTAATTGGGTTAGCAGTTGAACGTCAAGCCAAAATTAATGCCTCTACGGGGCAACACAAGCCCGGAAAACCACACATTATCGGCACGGGACCCGGACCGAACCGCGCGACAAATAAGTTGCGCGATTCGATTCGGAAGTCAGGGTTTACCGTTGGGTTTGATGGGTACACGGTAGTAGTCGGACCTACAATCGAATATGCGCGATCGGTTGAATTGGGATCTTCAAAATGGAAAGTTAGAAGCGATGGACAACCTTTTGAACCGGGTGTCGGTTATCCATTCTTTAAACCAGCGGTTCAAGGATTAAAACAAATGGGCGCTTTTGACACAATATTCAAACAAGTATGGCGCGGAACTCTGTTAGGGGGTGGTGAATAATGGAAGGCAGTTATCTTAAAGAACTTATTTTCAGAGTTACCGCCGATACTAAGGGCGCGATACTTGGGCTAAATGGATTAGAAAAAGAATTAGAAAAACTTAACGTTAGGGTCGCAACGTCAAAAACGGGGATGGAAAAGTTTGTTGCTACGTCAGCAAGTTTGGGAAAAATGGCGGGAATTGGAATCGCCGCTTTTACGGGAATTGCTTTAGCGGCTGAGCATTTTTCTAAACAAATCGAAATCGCTAACGCGCAGGTAGAAAACACGCTTACCAATATGGGGTTTAGCGCGGAAAAGGTTATGCCTTATGTTATTAAATTAGAAAATACTTTTACTAATTTAGGTAAAACCACGGGCGATACGGCGGAAGCGTTTAGCATTTTAACAACTGGCTTGAAATCTCCGACCGCGGCTATGGAATATATGGGAACGGTTGCGGATTTTACTGCTAAACAACATATGACGATGGCGGAAGGTGCTACCGCGGTAGTCAAAGCCTCTCAAGGTATGGCACGAGCGTTTAAGCCAATTGGTGTTACTTTTGACGAAGGTAATTCAAAGGCTGAAAAATTTACTATTGGTATGAAGAAGGTTCAAGAAGCGACAAAAGGAGCGGCGGAAACTTTTGCGGCAACGGCTTCGGGATCTCTCGACGTGATGAAAGCAAAAACTGAAGCGGCTGCGGCTGTTTTGGGTCAAGCGATGGCGCCTATATTGGTCAGAATTGCGGCTTTTGTTACTGCGTTTATTATTCCGGCACTTAATAATATGGCTAGAGCGTTTGAAAATAACAAAACACAAATTAAATTTGTATTAGACGCACTAGTTGCGGTTTTCTTGGGAAGTAAAATTATTGCTGGAATTATGGCATTTATTACAGTATTAGGATTTTTAAAAGAAGCCTATTACGCGGTAAAGGTTGCGGCATTAGCGGCTGCTACCTCTGAAATGGCGGCAGAAGCATTTTCTATTGTCGGTTTAGGGGCGGTCGCGGGTGGAGTCGCGGCAGTAATTGCTGGATTAAAATTAATAAACGGCGCGATCGATGGAATAGGAAATTCTATTGATAGCAAGTCGGGCGCGATGGGCGACTATAAAAAAATTGTCGCAAGTATGCTCGCCGATATGGGCAAAGTAAATATGAATTTAGATACCACCCCAACGGGACAACAACCTAAACTTGCTTCCGATTGGAACGCTTCGGCTAAAGCAATTCAAAGCGCGGCTATTAAAATTCAATCCAGCCTTAAAGATTTAAATAAATTAAACGTAGGACAATCGGTTGCCGATCTTGCGATTAATCCATTAACTAAATCATTAAATGACGCAACAAAAGGCGCGTTAGCGTTTGGAGTCGCAACAGATAAGTTAATAACTTTAACTAAAAATTCTGCTGCCGCGGATAAAGCATACGTTTCTTCTATGAATGACGTTACAACGGCGGGAGTGGCGAGAACTCAAGCCCTTAAAAACGCGGCCGATGTTGCTAGTGCGTCAGCAGTTCAAGCGGCTACGGACGCGGATTCTGCGTTACAAGATATTATGAACGCTCAAAAAGCGTACGCGAACGAAGTTATTTCTACTGTAAATGCGATGAGATCAGCCTTTCAAAACGCAACTAATTTTAATATTGGAACAACGGCTTCAAATATTACTGCGGCTAAAAAGAATTTAGCAGACGCTCAAGCGGTACTTGCTGACGCTCAGGCAAAATTTAAAACACAAGTATCTACACAAGCCTACGATAATGTTATTACCAATACGGCTTTGCCAGTATTTACTGCGGAACAAAGAGCGGTTGAAAAAGCGCAAGAAGATTTAGCGATTGCGTTAGGAACCAAACAAAGTCCGTTTTTAGCGACGGCAGAAGAATTAAAAATTGCGTTACAAGCGTCTTATGATAATTCGGTTCAATTAGCGCAGACGGCTGGAAATCTTTCCGCGGCTGGATTTAGTCAAGAATTTATTAATCAAATAATCTCGCAAGGACCTGATCTCGGAGTTCAATTAGGCAAGGCTATTTTATCTACTGCGCCAGCGGCTCAATCTAGTATGAGCGATTTATTTAATAAAATGACGGATCTAAGTAAAACTGGCGTTAATAATTTATCTATTCAATTAAACCAAAACGCAATTAACGTGATGGATACATTTATTAAGAATTTTGGCAATATTTCAATCTCACCTATTGATAAATTGGTTTCAGCGATTACCACTAGAATTGACGCTATGGTAACTTCAATAACGGAAGCAATAAAAGCGATTATGGCTCAATTAGCGGCATTAGGTCAGATAGCGCCAACAACTCCAACAATTCAAAATTTGGTTAAAGGCGTTAAAGATCCTAATGCGAAAATTGATCCTGTTACGCAATCGATGATTAATACAGGCACGGGATATGTTTCTTCAACGGGAGTCAGTTCAAACGATCCAAATGCAGGAACTTTTGCTCAATATTATCAAGGAACGTCGGGCGGTTTATATGGATCAACCCCGGCAGTATCTACCCCAACAACACCTTATAATCCATTAAGCGGAATGACGGTAACCATTAATAATTATCAGCCTACCGATACCGCTACCGCTATGTCCGACGCGGCTTGGGGTGCGCGTACTTCGTTAGACGTTAATTACACTTTACCTAGCGCCGCTTCTGCCGCGGTGACAACGGGTATTATGAATAAATTAAATACAGGGGGATACTAAATGGCTACCGTAACCTCACTTAATCTTTATTCTTTCGCGTTTAATGGATTTGTATTTGGTGGAGCGGGTAACGGGGTTCAAATTCTAAGTATTGAAGGATTAGAAGATCTTCCTAAATTGCGCGTTCAAGATGACAATCGCGGATATGCGGATGGAATGTTTACGGGTAGAGATTTTTATAGCAATAGAACTTTAACTTTTACGGTTCAAATTCTTGCTAGCGAAACAAACTCTATGGTTCAAAACCTAGAATATTTACAAACGGCTTTACAACCTCAGCAAACAGGAACAGGGATTCTTCAATTTCAACTTCCTAACGCGGATCTGCAAAGAGTAAATGCTCGCGTGAGAAGAAGATCGATTAAGATTGACCCTGATTTTACTTATGGTAAAGCGGTGGGAATGTATGAATTTTTTTGCCCTGATCCGTTGATTTATGACGATACCTTGCAAACCGTAGATATATCTCAATCTTCATCCGCCGTTGGACGTACGTATAACCGTACTTATAATATGAGTTTTGGCGGTGGTTCAGCAAGCAACCTTGTGATTAATAGCGGGTGGGCGACGACTTATCCGACCATAACTATTAATGGACCTGTTATAAATCCGCAAATTAGTAATGCGACTACGGGTAATTTCCTATTGATTAATTACTCTTTACAGACTTCCGACATAATGGTAATTGATACAAATCTAAGAACCGTTACTTTAAATGGGGTCAATAGGCGATCCTTGTTAGATAATACTTCTTCGTGGTTTGCCGCTTCACCGGGAACTACAATATTAAACTTTAGAGGAACAGGCACAAGTGGATCGACTACTTGTGTGGTATCTTGGCGCAACGCGTATATCTAGGAGATAAATAATGGCACTACGCACACCACCATCTTGGTTACAAAATGGATCTCACCCTGCCGAAAATGATCGTTTAACGGCGACGGGTTCATTATGGAATAGTGCTGGAATTTGTGATTACGGGGATTTAATTGTTGCGCCTACGGGAACACCATCTATGGCAGTTACCATCGCGGCGGGAAAATGTATTATTCTTGGATCTCAGACTTCTACTCAAGGTTTTTATATTGCTTATAATGACGCGGCTTATACTGCGACGATTTCTACCGCTAACGCAAGTTTGGGACGTATTGATCTAATAGTGGTAACAGTTCAGGACGCGTTTTATGGCGGAACTGCAAACAATCAGGTTTTATTCCAAGTGATCACAGGAACACCTGCTTCAACTCCTGTTGCTCCTAGCGCGCCATCTAACTCATTAATTTTGGCTCAGGTATTGGTTGCGGCGGCGGTTACTTCTATTACTAGCGGTGCTATTACAGATACGCGTGTTATAGCCTCTTTAGCAGACGTTAATATAACTGCAACAAACGTTGCTTCAAACTCGCTTGCGGTTAATACGGTTGCTTCGCAAACAGGTAAGGCGATCCGAGTTAATAACTCAGCGGGAACTCAAGTATTTGCCGTATCTCCGGCTGGTTTAGTTACTTTCCCTGACGGAACAACGCAAAATACTTCATCCGTTTATAATCCAAATTTAACGGTTAATACGCAAACTGGTTTAACTTATACGATGAACGTTACCGACGCGCAAAAGTTAGTTACTTTTAATAACGCTGCGGTGCAAACCGTAACGATTGCGTCTAACGCTACTCAGGCTTTGCCAGCGGGAACTCAAATTCAAGTTGCCCAACTAGGCGCAGGTCAAGTTACTTTTGTGGGAGCAACGACTCCTGCGGTGGTAACGATCAACGCGACTCCGGGCTTAAAACTTAGAACTCAGTATTCGGCTGCGACTCTTGTGCAGATTAGCACCGATAACTGGATTCTTATTGGCGATTTGACGGCGTAATAAAATGCCTTTATTACTGGGAATGGTCGCTGAATTAGGTAAGCGAATTAATACGTCTTGGATTAATAATATTACGGGAAGAACGTTTAGCGGTTCTGGTTACGGGTATCCCTCAAATTCAGGAACTAGCATAAATAATGCTTTAGAAGGTTATGCTGTGCAAGCGGGTTCAACTCTAACCCTTTACAAAACGGATTATACAAGCAAAATTGTTAAATATTGGTCTTTCCCAACCACGGGAAGTATTGTTAATTTTTCACAAAATATCGTTACTCAAAATAATAACAATAATAATATTATTATTAGTTATTCGGTTGCGTCAACCGAAAACGGAATTATTAAATTTGATACTAACGCTGCTACGGTAACTTGGAGAAAAACTTTAAATACAATTTACGCGGATTATCCAACTATTTTAAGTTCGGCTCAAGATTCAAGCGGAAATGTATATATTACTGGGTATATGAATACAGGCGGTGGGATTTCAAGTATTGGTGCTCAAAATCCGTTTTTATCAAAATTAGATTCAAGCGGAAATATATTATGGACAACTTGGTATAGTTCAAGTCTTAGTGGTGCTACTTCAATAAGTTATAATGCAATGTCTTTAAAAATAGGGTTAGATGGATATATATACATTTATTTTACGTGGGCGGATAGCGGAAGTGGTAGAGCACCTACGATTACAAAATTTAATTCAAGTGGAACCCTCCAATGGTCAAAATATGCATCTATTACCAGTGCTAACCCTTTAAGTTATGCAAGTATTGTAATAGATTCTTCCGGAAATGTTTATCTTGCTACTGGAAGTGCCGATACAGGAACTTCTTGTAGAATAGTTATTACAAAATTAAATTCATCGGGAACTTTTGTTTCAGCGCAAACTTGGACTTTTCCAGCCAGCAGTTATTTTGGACACAATATGGCTTCAGACATAGACGCAAATGGAAATTTATATTTTGCTTGGGAAACAGATACTCCCGATGTGTTGTTTATAGCGAAATTTAATTCTTCTTTTTCCCTCGTTTATACAAACTCGCTATCTTGCACCGCTTTATCGTCTAGTGTACCAACTCGTTCAAATTATCTTACGGTCAATAATTATTCAAATACATTTGCACTAAATTGTTATATTGCACCTTCTGCTGGCAACTATCAAGCAACTCAAATTAGATTACCTTTAGACGGCACAAAAACAGGTACTTATGTTAACGGGTCTTATTCTTGGGTTTATGCAACAAATACTATTTGGTCAACTGCAACTAACCCGACAATTACAGTTTATACTCTTGCTTCGTCAAGTACAAACGTAACGTTATCGGCAACTGCGGGTTCTTCAACAGTCACAACCAATACCGTTCCCACTCAAGTAATTACTTCGATACCATAAAAAATGGCGGTCTATCGTTATTTATTCGCGGATCTTAGAACCAATGCGATTCTTGCGGAATTGCCCCTAACGGGTGTTAGTTTTACCCAAGCGTTAAATACTGCGGGTTCATTTGCGGCGCATTTGTTATTATCCGATCCGCGTTTAACTAATTACGATATTCAGGGATCAACGATTCCTGCTCGTACGGCTATTTATGTGGATAGGGATGGCGTTTTAGTTTGGGGCGGAGTTTTGTGGACGCGGGTTTATTCGTCGGAAACTCAAACAATGAATTTTACGGCTAGAGAATTTGAAAGTTATTTTGAGCGAAGAAGAATTGTTACGAGCGTAGCCTTTACAACAACGGATCAACTGACCGTGGCGCAATCTCTTATTAATACGGCGCAATCTGCTACGGGCGGAAATATTGACATAATCGTGCCTTCTAATACGTCAGGAATTACGGTAGATCGCGTTTATTATTCTTACGAGTTAAAAGATGTATGGAGCGCAGTAAAAGATTTATCTACTTCTTCTACTGGTTTTGATATTAATATAGATGTTGCTTATGACAGTTTTGGAACTCCAAAAAAGTATTTAAGAACTGATTACCCTTACCGCGGTATTCCTTATGTATCTACTAACGCGGGCGCGCTTGTTTTAGAATTGCCCGGAAATATTGTGCAATATGAATATCCCGATGAAGGAAACATTACGGCTAACGCGATGTATGCAATCGGACCGGGAAGTAATGAAGGAAAATTAATTGGTAGCGCGTATATCACTACTCAAGTGGCGGCAGGATGGCCCTTGCTGGAAGATACCACGACTTATAACGATGTTTACGATCCGACGTTATTAACTAACTTGGCGGCTGGTGAAGTAACGGCAAAACAAAATCCGGTAGTTACGGCGAAGGTAGTTATTCCTGCTTACGTTGATCCGGTATTGGGATCTTATAAAACGGGCGATGAAGTTATGTTAAGAATTACCGATGACCGATGGGTTCAGCAAAATAATACGGGTTACGGTTTAACGGCGATTAAGAGAATCGTAGCAATCGCGGTAGAGCCGGGTGAAAATTCGCCTGAGCGGGTTACACTTACTCTTGCTGATCCAACTTAATAAGGGAGTAAATAAATGAGTTATATTAATTTGCCACCTGCGCTTTCTATGATGTTTGATGAAATAGATAAAAGATTACGTAGATTAGAAACCGCGGTTAGATTTACCGCGCCTAACGTAGCAACTGATCCAACAAATCCAAAAAAAGGTGATATTTGGCTTAACACTACGTCAAACACTTTAAAAGCAGTAGATAAAAACGGAATAGTTAAAACAATTACTTGGTCATAGTCCACAATAACCGTAAAGGCGCAAAATGAATAAATCCGACTTAGCAACTATAATTTACTCTTACACATTCGTTACGGGTGCGCTTGGATCTGTAATATGGTTTATAATGAAAAAAGCCATTCACCACGTTATACAAGAGAATATGGAAGATATAAAAATAATTAAACACGAGGTTACGCCAAATAGCGGTGGATCTATGAACGATAAAATCAATAAAGAAATAATTCCTATGCTTAAAGAGTTAAGGGAAAATCAAATTAAGATCGGGATCGAAGTTGCAACAATCGATGGCAAATTTGAACAACACGTTAGGGAACATTCATTATGAAGGCTGACGATATAATTGCTTTGGCTAAAAAAGAAATCGGTTATAAAGAGGGGACTAATAACGATACTAAATATGGGGTTTGGTATGGATTAAACCATCAACCGTGGTGCGCGATGTTTGTTTCATATATCTTTCACGAAGCGGGGCTAACCAATCTTATCGCTCAAACCCCTAAAGGTTACGCGGCTTGCCAATCGTTTGAAGCGTGGGCTAAAGATCATCATTTATCCGTACCCGTTGCCAGCGTTCAGGCGGGGGATATTTTGTTATTTGATTTTGCCAAATCGGGAGTGGCGGAGCATACTGGGATTGCCATTTCAGGGATTGATCCGCACACGCATTTGGTTTCCAGTATTGAAGGTAATACTGGTACTGACCACGTAGGAGTGAATCAGGCTAACGGGGACGGCGTTTACCAAAAGGTTAGGGCGACAACGATCATCCGTACGGTGATCCGTCCTAAATACACAAACTAAGGAGCAATATGAATATAAACTGGGTTAAAGTTCAAACAGTAGGTGGAACTTGGGTTCGCGCGTTTGTTGCGGCAACACTTGCCGCCTATATGAGCGGTTATAACAGTCCTAAGTATCTTCTACACGCTGGATTAGCGGCTATCTTGCCAGTGGTTTTGCGCTACGCGAATCCTAACGATGTCTTTCCAGCACCATCAAACACAACTAAATAATTAAGTAATACCAGCAAGCCCCTGTTCTATCGTGTAACCTATCCCTTAATTCTAGGGGGGTCATATGGCAGAGCAGGGGCTTTTTTTGGCTTTAAAAGAGTTGTCGGAAAATAACGTTAAAGAAAAACACGTGGGATGTAAGTTATATCCGTTATATGTAGAAAATACCGAAGAATCAAAAATGATCCTAGAAATATTAGATAATAAAGAAATCTCAGCCGTTAAATTGGCAAAGGTATTAAAAGATAATGGGATTAAAATAAGCGTCGATTCGTTACGTCGCCATCGAAATCGTAAAGGCGGGGTGGGTTGCCAATGTCCTTAAAAGATGATTTAGAAGAATTAAAAAAAGAAGTAGATCCGCAGATTGCGGAATTACGAAATGCGTTATTAAATACGCAAAAACAATTAGCAAAAGCCAAGATTCGTAACGATGAATTGGTAACGGCAACTCATCGCGGGGCTTATGAGGCAATGTTGGCGTTAGGATCAATACCGCCAGTTCCGGCACCGGCTAAAGATCTTAGAAAAGCAAAAGCCGAAGTTGCGTTAATTCATTCGACGGATTGGCAAGGCGCAAAAGTGACTACAAGTTATAATTCAGAAGTAATGCGACAACGTGTTTTACAATTCGCAGATAAAATTATTCATTTAACCGATCTTCAAAGAAAACATCATCCCGTTAAAGATTGCGTGGTTATGTTTGGCGGAGATATGGTCGAAGGTTTATTTAATTACCCAGCGCAGTTATGGCAAATTGACGCTTCATTATTTGGACAATTTACTACGGTGTCTCGTTTGTGTGTAGATTTTATTCGCGTTATGTTGGCTAATTTTGAAAACGTTACAGTAGTTGCTGAATGGGGTAACCACGGAAGAATTGCGGGCAAGCGAGCAGAAGTGCCAAAAAGCGATAACGTGGATCGAATGGTTTATGAAATGTCGCGCCAAATTCTTGCGGGCGAAAAAAGATTAACGTGGGAAGATTGTCCGGAAGATATTCAGGAAGTAGCGGTGGGAAATTATCGCGCTTTATTAATGCACGGCGACGAATTGGGAAGATCAGGGTTTGCTAGTCCGGCGGCTTGGATTGCGGGTGGTAACCGTTGGAAGGCTGGCGCGCACGATTATGACTTTATGGATATTTATCTAGGTCATTACCATCGCCACGCGCAAGAACCGATTCAGAAAAACTTTAATATATATTGGACGGGATCAACTGAGTCGGATAATCGTTATGCGCGGGATTCTATGGCGGCTAGCGGGTTGCCTAGTCAGCGTCTCCACTTTGTAGATCCGATCAAGGGGCGGGTTACTGCCCAGTATCAAGTGTGGCTGGACTAAAAATAGACCGCGAAATACCCCTAAATGGACTTGTAAAGGTTACGGTTTACCCCTACTTTTAGATCGTGAACGGAAAGTCCGAATCACGAAAGGGGCAAAATAAAATGGCAAAAAAAGCAACAGGTAATAAAAAAGGTCAGGAAGCATTTAAAATATTACAACAATGGCGCGAAGAAGGTGTGCCTGATCTAATTACATCTTATGAAGCGTGGAACTTAACAGGTGGTTTAGTTGGTAAATGTAATAATTATCAAACACCTATGCGTTTGGTTTTAGTCGCGCTTGAATATTCCGCTAAAGGTGGATCCGTAAAAGATTCTTTAAAAATAAAAGAAGGTGCATAAAAAATGAGATATAGCGAAAACGGAATTAAAAAGTTATTGGGCGTAAAGGTTCACAACGCCGTTGAGGGATCAATTAAAATGGAAACGCAAGGAATGTTACGGTTCGCAAAATGTAAATGGTGCGATGAAGTAATCGAAAGTTTTTTTAACGATGATGAAGATCGGATGGGATGGAGCGCATGGACTTCAAAAAATGGTCGGTGTGTCGGGTCAGAAAATAGCAACCAAACGGTTACTATTTAACAAAACAGAAGGAAGGTAAAAGAAATGGCATTTAATTTAGATAACTATCAGCCGGTATCGGAGCGATTGGCACAAGCACACGCGGATCATCCTGATCTTAGAATCCTTACGGATTTGGTTCACGTAGAGCGAAATGCTGAAGGAAAACCNCTGAAGGTCA